GCCATTATGCTCTACCTAATAAACTTGGTTTACCTAAAGTCAAATCAGCAGTTACACCAGTAACGCCTGTCATGATTGTTGGATTTCTTCCTTTTGCTTTTGCTTTTCGTTTTCTTAATATCAAACTATCTTCTGTAGCATCTGTTGTTGTTGCTTGTGAGACTTCTGCTGTAGTTGGAGCAGTTACTGCTGGAGCTTGTACTACTTGACCACTACTTGCTATTGCACCACCACCATCACCACCTTGTCTAACTGTTCTACCATAAAAATCTGTTTTACCTGCCATTCTATTTTTTTGATGTGTACTATAAATTTTTTCTTTTTGAGCATCACTCATTGCATCCCATTCAGCTCTATTAATTCTAATGTTGCTTCCTGCTTTTTCATTTCCTATAACTAAATTTTCAAATGCTTTTCTATTATACTTTGCACCTTTAGCTAATGGTTTTTTTAACATTGTTGCTACAATTTTTGTTCCACCAAAAGGCAAGTTGTCTATAGATCTATTAGATTTGTTAGCACCCTCACTTATAAAAGTGCTTCCAACTGTTTTTCCTTTTTCATTTATAGTTTTATAATTACCAGTACCTTGTGTAATTTTATTACCAAATTTATCTACACCTATTACTTTTGGTGCAGTATATTTTTGTGCTACTGTTCTTTTTGGTCCAGCGTCTTGTCTTCCACCACCACCAGATGAACTATTAGATCCCATTACTTACCAAATGTTAAAGATGATTTAGTTTCAGATACAGTTTCAGATTTTGTTTCTCTGTTTACTGCTATACCTTTTTGTAAATCATTCATGTTGTTAAATTTAGGTTCTGCTTTTTTCTTTGCAGGTTTCATTTTCTTAATAGCTTTTTTAATTTTCTCTAACATATTATTCTCCTAATAAAGTTTTAAGTTTTTCTTCTTCAGATTCTTGTATGCCTAATGGTCCAGTAAGGATAGTAGACTTTCTACCTTTTCTTCTTCTTTCAATAGCATCTTGTTCTTTTTTAATTTTTGCTTTTTCCTCTGCTGACAATTCTGCTTCAGGGGGTTCAGGCAAAGGTTGCACAGGTGGCAACGCTGGTGCTTTTGGTTTAAGTATTGATCCCATAATTAAATAATCCTATAATCATTATCTGCTACACTTTGTGGAGCTGATTGTCTAGTATTAATTTCTTGTAACCCAACAGCTAGATACCTCATCGCATCACACGCATGACTGCTCCAGTCGTGGACAGGTTTCGATCTGAACATTCTATTTTTGTCGATGTACTTCCTATGGTAATGTCTTAACGCATCTATCAAGTTTTTGCAATGGTCTGTATCAATCCAGCATCTAGGGAGCAGCATGGTTACTGCGTGGATGCCTTCTTCAACTGGTAGCTTCGGCACTACCTTAAATCTAATTCCTAACTGATATGCTATCTCTCTTCTGGTCTTTCCATTGCCAAACTCCTGCACATCAATATCATGTGGAGCAAAGTGATCTTTGTAGATGTAGGGTTTTTCTTCTAGCATCTGAATGTAGTGAGGTAAGCCATGACCACGTTCCTCATGGTAATCTATTATCTGTACTGATGTTCCTTTTTGCTGAAAGAATATAATACTACTGTGGTCTGCGACACCGAGATCCCAGGCAGTAGAGACAGGCAAAGTGGGATCGTAGGGAACTCTAGCTATCTGGTTCTTATCTTCAATTTTGTTAATTTCTTCTCCGTATATTGCACCTTCTATGTTTGCAATCCAGTCACACTCAAATTCTTGTAGGTACTTCTTTTCACCCATAACTTCTTTTGCTTTCTCTAATTCTTCTGGATCTACAATCTTGGTATCACTTGCTTTAGCTTTGTAGTTAAACCAATCTTCTGCACCATTTGCGTGTTGGTATAGATCATAGAAGTTGTTGTTCATTCCAGCAGGTGTACCAATAAAGACACAGTAGCCTTTACGATCTGATAGAGCTGGTCTAATTATCTCTGAAAATAGTTTACCATCAATGTTAGCGTATTCATCTATAACACAACCATCTAGGTATATACCTCTTAACCCATCTGAGTTTTCTGCACCAAGTAATGTTATTCTACTTCCATTAGGTAGATCAACTCTTAATTCTGTTTCATTAAACTTTGTGTTTGGTATCTTTGCTGTGAACTGCTTCATGTAATCCCAGGCAATAGACTTTGCTTGTTTGAATGTAGGAGCTATGTAAGCAAATCTAGGATTCTTCAACTTGCTCATCAATGCTGATCTAATCAAATGATTGATCATACATACTGTTTTGCCAAACCTTCTGTGGCACACGAGAACACTCCATCTGTATCTATTAATCTGTTGATGTAAATAAGATTGATGTTTTCTCGGAGTATAAGGGATTTTGATATTCATTTTATTTTTTTCCTTTAAGAATAAAACAAGCTATATGTCTACCTGTTCCTTTTCCTTCAGATTTATCTTCTGTTGCTAACCATTTTACATCACCTAAGTTTCTAATTTCTGCTCCAGCTTTTACCATCATTAATATCCATTTATCTATAGGGAAAACAAAAACTACATCTTTTCCTTTTTCATTTTCTTTAATAGCTTTTCTAACCCAAGCTGTAGCACCTTTCTTTTTTCCTTCATGTATTATAGAACCAAATGGTGGATTAACATAATTGGATTTACCCCATTCATTAGTCAATCCATCAAAATCTTCTGGTTTAGGATATGGACACGGATCGAAGTCAAACTTAAATTCATCATTAAGTTCTTTCATTAAATCATCTGGAGTAAGCCAATAATGTTTACCATCTTTTCCATTTCCTTTATGAAACTTATTATCTTTAGGTTTTAATTTTGAAGCCATTAATGTACCATCTTAGATCTTTCTCTGTTATCTAATGGATTATAATCTACACCTAATGTCATCATTACATAATCAGTAAACAGCTCTGCTGCTATCGCATTAGGAAGACCAACAAATCTAATAACTACATTATTAGTTTTCTTATCAATATAAGCAATACAATCTAAATCTTCGGTATTAAGATAATCCATATACTACATCTAGTATATTTAAGTTTTGAAACAATAAAAAAAATAAAATTTGGAAAAGTGTTGATAAAAGGGTGCAGGGTTGTTTGTGGGTATGACTGTGTATGGGTGTGGAAATTATCCATGTATATATATATAATAAAACGACACCAGTAATTTGGGGGTAGGGGGGTATAGCATTCTATAAATATATCCAAAAAGCTAGAAAATATTACTAATGATAATTTATTATTTCTACTAGTAATAATAATTCTCAACTAGATAGGTCAATACTATTTACCTATCCGATGCTCATGATGTGAGTACAGAAGCTGACGCGTTGATATAAGAATAGGATCTTTTAACTATCTTTAATATTCTTTTAACCTCTTATGATCTCAACTATCTTCAACCTTATCTATTCTTTTAACCTCTTATGATCTTAATATCTTCAATCTTCTCTAAACATTAGAACCATTCTAAACTAGATGTGACGTTTTGTCATGTTCCATTAATTAACCAATGAATTATATTGAACTAAACAAACGAACAAAAGGATAAACAATGGAAACAATAACAAAAGACAAAGCAATTAAAATTATTATTCAGCATGGTAATCTTAATGAACTTCAAGATTTCTTTAAAATTTATGGCAATAAAGAAATTTACAAAGTTAAACATTTAAAAGATTGGTTAGGTTATTAATATGCTTATAATTTTAAAATGGGTTTTATTATTATTATTGTCTATTTCTGGAATGGTACTGGCAACAGATCCAAATTATCAAACAACTGGATTTATTTTGGCGTTTGGTTGTTTTTTAATTTTTGCTTTAGATGTTGCAAGAAATTTTATTAACTAAAAAAAGGATTAATTAATTATGATCTATAAAATATTATTCTTTGTATTTACTACAACCTTTATGACTTCATTAATGCTTTATATTTTGCATTTAATGAGCATTTGAGGGGTGTGACAAATATGTACAAGACAAACAAAACAAAAACAATTATAACAATAAAAAACAACGAAAGGAAATAATGACAAAACTACACCATACAGAATACAAGAAGAATTATAAAAAATATATTCTTGATTGCGTTCAATTAGATTGTGAAGAAAAGGAACTAAAAACAGACCAAGAAAAAATTAATTATATTTTTGATCGTTTCAATTCGGAATATGGTTGGAAAGTTCAAAGAGTTGGAAAATTTAAAGCCATGAGTGATTGGTTAAGTGGTTTAGCTCTACCAATAGAATATTATTATGATGATATAGTTGAACTTGCTATAAAAATGGGATCAATAGATGAAAACCCTAATTATAAAATAAGATCAAAAGTTGAGCAAGGTTATTTTGATTTTATGGCAAATATAATCTTAGGATTTGAACCAAAACAAAAACAATAGAAAGGATAAAACAAATGAGCAAAGGCGAAAAACTAATACTACTTGTATCGGGTGAAGTATCAATATCACCTAATTTATTAATGGATGATAGCAACTTTGTTAAACAAGCTAAAAAATTAATAAATCAAAAACTAGATTTTTACACAATAAAAGACAAGCTAGTTGATTGGTGTAATAATAATTATTAAATGAATTGGCAAGATAAGATCATTAAAAAAGTTAATGAACAAGCCAAAAAAGAGGGTGTGAGGTGCGACTGTTCGCACCCTTTTTTTCATAGAATAATTGCAATACAAAACAGCAAAGAAAAAACAATAACAAAATATAAACAAAAACAAAAAGAGAGGAAATAAAATGAATAAAAAACTAATAAAAAAAATAAAAGATATTGTTGAAGATCATCTGTGCAATACAGAAATAAATAGTGTTGCATTGTGTGAAGATAAAAACGATCATTACTTGTTAGGCAAATGGGATCTAGCACAAGAAATAAATGATGTATTATTAACAACAGAAAGCGAGGGAAAATAAATGAAACAATATATATTTTGGCGTGATGTAAATAAACAAGTGAGAGAGGAATGTATAATTGAGGCTAATAGTTTAGATGAGGCAACAAAAAAACATAATGAGGGTTATTGTGATTATGTTGAAGTTGATGCGTTAGATGAGCATGAAATACTAGATGAGGGAACTATAGAAAGTGAGGCAAAATGACAGATGTTAATTTCTACTGCTGCGTAGTAGTTTTATTTTTAATGATAGTATCAATAATAACAATATAGAAAGCGAGGAAATAAAATGACACCAACAGAAAAAGAAAGTTTAATTTTAGCAAGTAGTCACTTCTTATGTGAGGAATTGCCAAAAAATTTTGATCAATGGTCAGAAAAAAAAATAAATCAGTATTGTCAAAATAATGCTTGGGAACCTTTTCAATATTATGAAGGTTCAGAAATATACGAGCATATAGATAGGTTGTCAGATGATTTTATTAATTTTAAAAACAAAAAAGAAAGTGAGGAATAATGGCTATAGATTTTGACGCATTAGATTTAGTTAGAAGTAATAACAAGGCAAAAAGACATGAAGCAATTAAGATACAAAAAAGAGAGCAAAAAGAAAAAGATATTAAATACTTCATGGATCAATTAAGTTCAATCAAAAGAGATCACGACCTATGCAATGATCCCGCAGTTAAAAAATTGCTGCTAGATAAATGGTATGGAGTAGTTAAGTTATGCACAAAAAAAATAGAGGAGAAATAGACATGAAAATATTAAGAATAGATAGGCAAGGTGTATCAAATGGTGCAGTTTATAATGACTTAGAAAGTTTAAGACAAGACCTATGCTGCTATCATTCAATAGATTGGCAGATAGGTATTGATGAAGATGACAAAGATTATATTGACATTCATTCATTAACACTTGATGAGATCATGGATCATGGAGATTGGGAGTATGAAAAAATAACAGATGAACAAGCAAAACAATATGATGATCACAGATGAGTAAGCAAGAATTGAAAGCATTAAAAGAACAAATGCTTTTAAATATACTGAGTGCTAAAGGAATTATTTACACTCATTACAAAAACAAACAACTAAAAAAAGGAAAAAAAAATGATTATAAACAATTACGATACAGTAATAAAGTTAGCTGAAAAAGGAGAAGTCTTTGAGTATCATGTGGGATATTTAGCACGAGATAGGTTCTACAATAATGACGTTAGAGATAAGGCAAATCTACTTATGAGATTGGCAGAAAGTGGTGTTGTGGAACTGTACCAAAAAAGATTGACGCATGGGAATATTAATCATGATCCTAAGTTTCAATACCTAGCAAGAAAAATATAGAAAGGAACTATGAAAAATAAATTTGTAAAAAAGAAAATAAAAGGAATAGAAGTAGATGTTAGAACTAAAGATTGCCTTTACATAACAATAGGTGATTGGGTTGTGTATGTTGACAACTCTACTAACGAAAAAATAATTACAAGCTACAATAAAAACTAATCTTTATTATCAGAGGGTATATCAGTTATATCCTCTGATACATCAATCATATTATCAGAGTTATCTTCCCAACTAATAGACATCTTAGTATCAATATCTTGCTTAATAGTTTTGTTATCAGAATATAGATCAGTAATTTTTCCTGCAACCCATTGAACAAACTTAGCTTTCTCTCTTATCCAAAGTATCTCATTGGGAGATTCAACTTCTTGATAGTTAAATACTTGTAACAGTTTATCAATTAAAGTTTGAACACCTAGTTTTCTAGCTTCAAGTATCCTTGTCTCTAACTCTGGATTTTTTCTTAAGTAAGCATAAAACTTCATCAAGCTGAACTGATACTGCTTGTCTTCTAGTATCTCGGTAAGGGTTAAACCTCTTACCAATTTTTCTTCTATGGTAGACAGACTTTCCTTTGTTAATAATTCTTGGTTTGGTTTTTGTGTAATAGTATTCTTTGATTTGCTCATCAGTATAGTTCCTAAATTGTAATAGTTTTGATAGTTGTTTTATTCTACTTTCATCTGTGTAATTAGCCTTGTTAAATTTATCATAGTTTTGATAGCCATGATATTTACATTTAAAAGTTTTACCATCAGATAGTGGATAACCTTTCATTCTACAAGGTATTTTTAAACCTTGCCTTAACCCAGCACGAGTATGACCTTGGCAAAATACCTTTCTCATTGGTCTTCCTACCATTATTTATTTCTCCTATTTATCTCTCAAGTTTCTGACTTGAGCCATGGTTTAATCCCATTACGTTTGTTGTATTCAACTTTCTCTCTGTATCTTGGGTTAGCTTGTTTCTTTATTCTGGACAATGCCGACAGAATTTTCTCACTATTAACATAGGTTGCTTTACTCTCTCGTTCCTTATCCTCTTTCAGTTGAATAGCTTGCTTACATAAATAAACATTAACAGTTTCTGATTTAAGTTCATCCAGAGGTAGCTTGGATAGTTCATCTAATATCTTCTGAGTATCCCCTGCAAATCTCTTAACAATATTACCTATATTATTTAATGTATATTGTTCTTCTAATGTAGCTAATGTTTGGCTATCTGACGTTAAATGTTTAGCTATCTGAGGTTTTGAGATAGTCGTATTATGGCTATCATAAGTGTTCTCAGCTTTTAAAAATGTATCATTAACAATATAAGTTTTACCAGATCGACCTCTAATATCTGATATGATATTTAATTTATTAAGTTTAGCTAACGCAGTTTTAACAGTAGCTCTACATAATCCTGTATCTTTAGCAATAGTTTCGTGTCTTAATCCTGCCTTGTATCCATTTTTCTTCCAAGCATATTTCATCACAGACAAAAATACATTTAAACAGGTAGATTTTTCTTCCCCATTTAAAATATCTAAGTGATGATACAGCTTATAGGTTACATGAAGAAAACCTCTGGTTGTTATGTTCATTATTTATCCTTTCGTTTGGTTGATTTACAATTTAATTTGTGGTGGTCATGCAAGGATCTCAAGATTTTAACCCATTCATGCTCGTTTAGTAGTTGAAACTCTGTCTTAGAGCCTGTTATACGCTTGATCCTAAAGGTTAGGCTCCCAGGTGTGCTTTCCTTATAGAAAACTAAAAAGCAGGGTATATTTAAGCGTTCAGCGATGATCTTTGAGAGGGTTGTAGCCTTATATTTCTGACCTTTATCATAGCAAGTCTCAATGATAGCTAAAGGTTCAAAGCAATACTGACAACACTCAACAGAATCCACATCGATATAAGCAATGCCGTCATATTTTCTGTGCCAATCAGAATATAATCCATTACTGAAAGCATAAACATCACGTGCCATTTTTTAATACCCTAATCTCATTTTCTTTTTGTTCAATCTCTTTCTCAAGTGCAAAAATTATATCAGCTTGTTTCTTAATATATTTTTTGGCTCGTTTTAATTCTTTCTTGCAATCAGTCTCATCGAAGATTCCAGAATAAGTCATATCATTTCTCGTATATTATTTTTTTAACTACTGATCTAGGATAAGCAGTTATATTTCCAACAGATAACTTATCCTCATCATAAGAATAAGAGGTAAATATTTTTACTACTTTAGAATCTTTATAATATAGATAGCCAATATCCTCACACCAGGAATAACTAAACTTATCAACATCAGCAAGATCATCATACCATTGAGATGAACTACAAATATCAACCCAAATGATTCGAACTTTTTTGTATGGTAGTTTTTTCTTAGTCATTTTCTTTCCGTTATACAATTATAATTATCCGTTGACAACCTATTAAAATCATTGTAATCATTATCAAAAAAACAGATTGGAAAAAAATGGAAAACGATAAAACAAAAAAAGCATTCTCAATATTTAATGGTGGTGAAGGATTAGATCATTGGTCTTATTCATCTACAAGTACACCCTTTGCAAAAAATATTATTGGTTACAGTTTCCCTCAAGAAGTTAGAAGGAAGTTTCCATTTAGATACAAAGCAAACTTTGGCAACCTAGTTAATAATGTGGTCCAGAAAATGATCGCAGATGTAATTTACAAATCAAAGACAATCAAAGAGACAGAGTGGGATCGAGATTATAAAGTTTGTTTCGATCAAGAAAAAGAAAACATAAATGTAAATCCACCTGTTGACGCAAAGGATAAGTTCGGCAGAGAAGCTATGATTAAGTTTGCAGAAGATTGTATTCCAATCACAAAGAAAGTTGTGCAAAAAATTATTGGTAAAGATAAATTAGTTTGCGAAAGATATGTTGAACTAAAAGAATTTGATATGATCAAGCCTGTCATTGGTCGTATTGATTATGAAACTAAAACAAAATTTATAGAATTAAAAACTAAACCACCTAATTTAAAAAAGGTTAGAGGCAAAGAAGAATGGAACATGATCACTCAAGATCTACCTACTGAGCCAACGATTGAGAACCTTACACAGACTTCGTTCTACTACATGGCAACAAAGAAGATACCTTACTTGGTATATGTTAATGACAAAGACTATGTCATCTTTGATCAAAGCCATGAGTTAATGAAGGCAGATCATTTGCAACATCTATATAATATCATGATAGATAAAATTCTAACATGGGAGAAAATGATTATGTTTGCAGAAGGTAACATCAACAGATTAGCTAACATGATGGAGCCACCAGACTTAAATCATTTCTTTTATTATAAAGATCTAGCAGATGAACAAGTACAATTAATCAATAAACTATGGGGTATAAAAATATGAGTAGTGAAAATAACGTATATAGAATGGGAACAAACAACATGAGTAACATACATAAGAAGTTACACAATGCGTGTAACCACGCAAAGTCTGTGCAAAAAGCAAACAAGGTTAAGGGTATGCCTTTCAATCCTTTGTTACATGATGATGTACAAAGAGTGGCAATGGATGCTTTATTAAAAAATAATTTATATCCAACCTGCAATTACACAACAGATGTTACAGATAGATATGTAATTGTAACTTGCACCATGAGAATAACTGACATCGATGATCCAAAAAGTTTTATTGTAATTGATGGATGTACTGCCATGGGTGGATTAGATAAGTATGGAACAGGTCAAGCTATGTCATATAGTAAAAAGTATGCGTTCTTGAATGCACTTAACTTAAAAACAGGAATGGATTTAGAAGATGGTTACAATGCTAAACCATTCGAACAAAATTCTGTGGAGCAATCCTCAGAACCTACATACATGGATGATGAAGTGGATGTAGAAGAGATCGTCAACAGAATAACTGAAACTAAAACTGTTAAACAATTATCAGCAGTTAAGAGCCAGGTTAGATCAGTTGTTGGTCATCTTAAAAACAATAACTTCAAAGCATACGAACAGATTAGAGACATCACTCGTGAGCATGAAGTCAAACTAAACAATAATCAATCATAAGATTGATATAACTAAGGAGTAAACATGGATAATCAATCCGACAAAATATACATTAACCTAACCAAGAACAAAGATTGGAAGTCACCAACAGATAAACTTCCTGTCTATGTTGGTCCAAAAAATATGAAGCACCCAGATAAGAACTGGACTATTGGTGTAAACATTAATGGTAAATGGTATAACCAAGCTGCGTTTCCGTCTAAAGATCAAGACGGCAATGTCAAGGAAGGTGAGTTGACAGTAATTTTAACACCAAGTGGAGCAGGGAAATCTGCGAATAATAGCTTTGCAAAAGCTAATGATGGTGGTAATAACGAATATACCTTTTAACTTAGGCTAAAGGGTATCCAGCAGGGTGGGGTTTTTTTTCCCTTTCTATCGTTTTCCCCACCTTGCTAAAAAAAAGGAATTGATATGGCAGATAATATAAAAGAACCAGCACACTACATAGCAAACAAGATTGAACCAATAGATTTTATTATTGAAAACAATTTTAATTTTTGTGAGGGTAATGTAATTAAATATATTTCTAGATATAAAAGAAAGAATGGTATCGAAGATCTTAAAAAAGCAAGACAGTATATAGATTTTTTGATTAAAAAAGAAGTTGAAAAAAGTAAATAAGTATGACAAAATTTAAAAGAATTATCAATGGAGAGTGTCATTTTACAATGATCGAACTCTTTGATGATGTAGAGAAGGCTGCAAACAAATCTAATAATGGAGAGTTTGTAGAATGTAGAATTGATAATTTAAGATTCGATTCTACAAGAGTAACAAAGGAGCATGATGGAACAAATCCGAATGCGTCTGCAAAAGCTGAAAGATCTTCAAGCGAAAAAGCATCAGAAGTATCTAGAAGCAAAGAACAAAGTAAGTAAGTATCAACAAGATTCTTATAAATTGCTTTGGCAAATAGAGCAGACAAAAGAACAGTTAATGACAACTAAATAGTTATTAACTCAATAGTTGAAAAAAAAGAAAGGAAAACGTAGGGGATCTATGACTGTAAATGTAAGCACACACTATCACAAACACATTAAAAACTTAAATCAGAATCACTTTATCTATAAGGTTAAGAAAGCATTTTACCTTTTAACGAACCAAGAAGAAAGATTATATGAGGTAGGGTTCTCAGAAGGATTTCTGTACGCAGCAGAACTAATGCAAAGACAACCAATCCTAGATAGTAATAACAAAACTAAGATTGCTACTACATTTAAAACAAAGAACGCAAACCTGGAAGTCGTATCTAAACTTGTAGATAAAGTGTGTGAGAAATATACTGTAAGCAAACATGACATCTTCAGTAAAGGTAGAACAAGAGATGTAGTTCGAGCAAGAAGTATAATCTATAATTTATTATATGAAGGTTACAATGTTAGCTTATCTTCTATGGCTAGATTATTTAATCAAGATCATACCACAATCATTCACTCATTAAGAAACAAACAAGACAAGAAAAATTATTGGGGTGTAGAAAATTCTATTTGGGAAGAGTTTGAGGAATTAAAAAGAATTACTTTTTAAATCCCATCAACATATTCTTATAAGCTTTAGCAGAGATCGTAGATTTCTTTTTAGATTTTGATGTACCTGCTTTTTTCTTTTTATTAATGTTGTAGTACAAACCTTTCTTAGCAATCTTACCAGACTTAGTTTTGTGATAACCTTTCTTCATTAGTATTTACCTTTTGATTTTACTTTCATACCTTTTTTCTTAGCGTATGCTTTAGCTTTCTTTTTACCAGAAGCTGTGTACTGAAACTTTTTCTTTCCGACCATTGGCATTTTGTTTCTCCTGTTGTTGTTGTTTAAGTTTTAACTCACAATAGTTATCAAAGCAAGAGCCATCTTTACCATCATGACAAAAATATTCTTTCTTAGCTGTGACAATCCATCCACCTTCATCACTCATTAATTGTCTGTTGCATTCTTTACAGTAACCACAGATTAATGATTTAGTTTTTGGTTTCTTCCAACCTTTTTTTTTCATTAACAGTTCCAAGCTCTAAGAGATTTATTAATTCTTGAGTTAGGATCTCTTGCAGTCTTAGCTGAAGTCAATTTCTTTTTCATGCCTTTCATTCTCGCACAGAAGCTAGCTCTTCTTTTGTTGCCTACCTTTTTACTTGGTGCTTTTAGATTGCCACCAGTAGCACGATTATAACTTCTTCTACCTTTAGCATTCAATCCACCTTTAGGATTCTTTCCTGCTTTACGTTGCCATGCTGGTGTCTTTGCCATAATTATTTATCTCTTATACTATCTATAAAATTATATATTCTTCCTATTTGTTTATCAACATTCATAATCTCTTCTGATAGCATACCAATATGAATTTGTAATTCAACAATAGTAATCAAAACATAAGTAGATAAACCTAAAAGAATTGTACCAAGTAAAGCAATTAGAGCTGTGTTGTGTTGTCGTTTCATTTAGCAACCTTACCTTTGTTGATACCTTTTTTAATTACATAATCTTGTGTACCATTAGCACCAACATTAACTTCTTTCTTTAGATGTTTAAAGATATTCATCTCTTTAAGTTTTCTTTCTGTATGCTTCTTAAATGATTCTAAAACTTTAGTGTCTCTCATTTTCTTTTTCTCTTTTTCTTTAACAGTTTAACTCTTAGCTGCCATAACCATGAAGTAAATTTAACAGAGTAAGTCTCAAGCAATGAGAAGAACTTATCTATTGCAGAAAAAAAATTATAAATAAATTTATCA